CTCATGTTTTTCCTTGTTCGTGTTTATATTTGAGGAAGTTTGTATCTAATATTAGGGCGGGAGGTTTGTTAATTCTACTGCGTCTTGTTCTTATTACTGTCTTGTCTCATTTGTATTTAGTCATTAAAAAAGGTTTATCCAGTCTCCCGAATAAACCTCTTTTAGGCATAAGCAAAATAGGTAGGACTTGGTTACACCTACAACCCTTCGACGCAGATACCTATCTGAATCCCAGGAACCGACTTCCGCTCGGTAGAGCAATGTGACACAACGCATTTCTGCAACCATGCCTGGGTACCACCCCTAAGCCGTCAAGTTCGACCCTCTGGTAAAGGCCTCTTCCTTGCACTATATACATCGGACCGCTAAATCCTTTGCAACTTATAATACTAATATAACAAATGTTTGTGAAAAAAGCAAGTAGTAAGTTTACCAAAATATAGAAATTGGAGTCATAAAAAAAGGGCGAACCTAAGTCCGCCCTTTTAATCAGTTTAGTAACTGTCTCTGGCTTACGAGAAAGTAACGTTGCTAATAGCAACTGTACCTAAGTAGTCTGCCGCATTACCTAGAGATGATGCTGTGTTTGATAACTCAACATAACCGTATCTAGTCATGAACGAAACTACTGGCTCGAATGAAGCCGGATCTAGCACAACACCGCTTGACATTAAAGGAATGTATGGGCAGTAGAATGCTGGAGCATCTGACTCAGATGAACCTTTGTAGCCAACTAGTACTGAAGTACTGTCGTTTGCATATGAATCAACGTAAATCTTCATAGCACCATTCAAAGTACCAACCATTTTAGTGTTTGTTGGTGCTTCAAAAGTACCTTCAGTTGTTCTTGCGAACGCTGAAGTTGTTGCTGATTGAAGAACAGTTAAAGCGTGTGGTGAAACTACTGCGTAGTTACCAGCGCCTCTACGTGTACGCTGAGCGATAGTGTTAGCAACACGGTTGATCATCACAGCCAAAGCCGCGTGTTCGTCACCTACGAATGTTGCAGTACCTGATACCGCTGTTTGGTCATATGACTGTTGGTTTTGCGTACCAGCCAATGCACGTAATGAAGCAAGAACTTCTTGGTCGATTTCAGCAGTAATTTCTTGTGCTAAAGCCGCCATAATTTCAGCCTCAATATCGATACCTTGCTGTGCTTGAGCATCTTGAGCCGCTTCAAACGTCCAACGAGCACTCAACTTACGAGTTTTCGCTTCGACAGTTTGTTTCAAGATTTGAATCGACATACGCTTACCAGCCGCACCTTCAAGTGCCGCAGTAGCGGAACCTGCTGGAGTAGCATCTGTAGCGTTACCTGAATAGGCCGCCGCGATCTTGAACGGTGATAATGCTTCTTCACCAACTTCGTTACCATCAGATGAATCTGCGTAACGTACTCTTAATGTGTGGATCTGACCAACTGGACCAGTCATTGGTTGTACACCAACCAATTCGTTTGCGATCACAGTAGGCATAACCCTTCTGATTACTGGTAGGATAACTCTGTTTAGAGTTGCGACATTACCGGCACTTGTAGCACCTGCTGTTGCAGTCTCATTCAACCACTTGCGTGTGTTTTCTAGAGTACTTGCCATTACAGCCTTTTTGTTACCATTTAGGCCTTCTAAAAGTGCAGTTTTGGTATCCTGCCAGCGACTTTCTAGTAGTTCTGACATTGTTTTCTCCTTATTTCAATCCTGCAAGTCTTCGAATGTCAACAATATTATTTGCTACATCTGAACTTACACTACTAACGTTAGTATTTTCTTTATTGCCTGTAATTTCTTTTGCCTCTGACTCTGTTAATGTCGCCTTCTTCGCTGGCGTTTTACCGTCAATAACTGCCGGTAAGTACTTATCAAACGCACTTTGCAGTTTGTCTGTTTGTACTGATTCCAGTAAATCTGACATAATTTCACGCTGGTCCTTGCTCAAAGGTCCAGTTAGTTCGTGCATTACTTCTTTGCGTTTAGCCGCATCAGCAATTTTAGCAATTTCTGCTTCTTTGCTTTCAACGATCTTCTTAACTTCCGCAGATTCTGCTTTTGCTTCTTCAATTGCCTTGTCTTTCAACTCAACAACTTTCATAAGTTTTGCAGTTTCTGATTTCTCATTCAAGTAACTGTTAGTATACTCCTGAGCAAATGTTTCGAAAATCTTGCGACCAAAATCGTTTTTACGTGCTGAGTCAATATCTTCTTTCAATTGACCAATCTCTTTCTTAAGTGATTTGCCAACAGTTTCTGATACCATCTTAGCACTACGCTCAACAAAAGTCTTACGTACTTTTGCTAAGTGTTCCTTAGCCTCACGTACTAAACGTACTTTAGTTTCGGCTAAGTCTTTTTTATCTTCGTGGAACTCTGCAATTTCTTTTGCTAGAGCCTCTACAACGAAATCTTCAAGTTTGCCAAACTTAGTTGACATTACTTTCTGATCTTCGTGTAACTCACCCACTTCCTTTTTAAGTTGCTCAAATACAAAACCTTTTAGTTGTTGTGCGTTTTCACGCATAGCAACAGCATATTTTGCTCTTGCTTCTGCTAATTGTTTTCTATCTTCTGCAAACTCGGAAATTTCTTCGCTTAATTTGTCTGATACAAGTTTATCAACTGCTTCTACCATTTGAGCCTTATCGTGCTCATACTTTGAAGCAAACTCTTCGCGAAGTTCAGCAGTTACAGCAAGTTTGTTTTCTTGTACTTGCTTGTCCCATGCTTCTTGGATGGAGGCTTTCACGTCTTCTGAAATTACATCATTTTCAAAAAGTGATTTTAGTGCTTCCAACATTTGGTTTCTCCTATTACCTGAGTCCTTTGATTATGTTAACCAATGACTCTTTTAAATACTTTTGCGCCTTGCTATCGCCTTGAACTTCACGTGCTATTTGTAGTGCCTTGTACCCCCCACGGGCATTCATTAATTGCTCATAGATTGGTGTTGGGTACGCACCTGGAGCACTTGGTTGAGCAACGATATCAACAGTGATAATTTCGTAATCGCTCACTTCGCCGGATCCGTCCTCTCGGACGTTACCAGATCCCCTTGATGAAACACCTAGTTTAACTCCGCTTTCAAGCATTGTTTGAACTAGTTGTCCCATCGGGGTTGGTAAAATTTTCATTTTTCCGTATCCATTAGGTCCATCCATCCACATATCAGTAATCATATGGGATACACGGTCTAAGTTAATGTTAAGTCCTTCGGGGTGATCAACTTCTCCAAGAACCGAATATCCGCCGCTAATCTGATCATTAAGGGTTTGGACAGCCTTCCCAATCTCGGTAACAGGGTAAACACGCTGGTTTGCATTACGCACACCACCTTGAATGCAAATTCCTTTTAAGAAAAGGTCTTTGCCCCCTTTATCGTTTTCGGAAGTCTCAACGACCATCTTTGCTTGGTCGAATGTTAGGTTCTCTTTAAGTGTAAACACCATCTATTTCCTTAACTTACTTGCCTAGTAATGACTTTTTGTCAGTACCAGTTTCGCCTGCGCCTTTTTTCTCAGCGCCATGGCCTTTTGAGTCAGACTTTAATGACTTAGAAGCCTTACCGCCTGGAACGTTTACGTTACCTGCGTTATCTTCTTTAGGTGATTTATCAGCAAGACCTGCATCAGATCCACCGCCTTCACCGCCTTTAGCAATGTTAGCCGCTGTGCCACCCATGTCATTTTTAGACGCAACAGTTGATTTAGTATTAACATTAGATTCTGAATTTGATGGATCAGAAACTTTTTGTACATACTCTCTCATTAGTTCTGTTTGGTCTTTTGGCATTTCCTTCTTTTCAAAAGCAGGAACTGCTTCTGGCTCAAGAGCGAAGCCTTCATCGGCTTCTTCGTCACCTTCGTCATCGCCAGCGTCCATATCCATTTCTGGACCTTCTTCGCCGTCGTCATCACCTTTATCTTCATCTGACATCATTGCGTCAAATTCTGCTTTAAGGTCGTCGAAAGTGTCTTCTAAATCGGCAACTCTGTCTTCTAAATCTTCTGAATCTTCGTCACCGTTATCTTCTTCGTCGTCACCACCTTCGATGTCAGCCATCATGTCGTCTGCTGGGTCACCGCCCATATCGTCGTCACCTTCTGGCACTACATCAGTGATGTCTTCTTCAACAGCATCTTCGTCGTCTTTTGCTTCTGCTTCGTCTGTTTTTTCTTCATCTTCGTCAGTTGCTTCGTCGACTTTGTCTTCGTCATCATCTTTAGATGCTTCGTCAACTTTATCTTCGTCTGCTGTTTCTTCTTTTTCTTCTACTTTATCGTCAGCGTCTTCTTTTGCAGTTTCTTCAACTTCAACTTCTTCAACGTCTGATTCTAGTAATCCTTCGTAGATGTCTCTTGACTTTTCTACTACGATCTCGTGGAACAGGTCTTCTGCACCAGCACGATCGTCAGCGATTAACTTTTCAAGCATCGCTTCAAATTTATTTTGGTTTGACATATTATATCCTCCTGTTGGTTTAGATGTGGTTAGGCTGTCAATAATATTTATAGTTTATAGGAAAAACACCCTGAAAAGGGTGCAAAAACGGGCCGTTTTACATTAGGATTTACGAAAACCATGTAAATCCATAAATTCTTCAACGGTTATATGGCTCAAATTGCCCAATTTCTTTAGCGGGTCTGGACAATAATCATTTTTATACTCAGTAACACGAATGTACTTTTTTTGCGGATTCTTCTGGATAATTATGCCAGTTTGTCTAGCCCAATTACCATGATACGTTTCAGCATCTACGCTTTTTTTATAGTTTTCCGTGTCTGCGTACAAATTATTTATCTTTCCAGCAATACCTCTAAAGTCAAATCCTAAAATATAAATTGTTTCGTTATTGTGTCCTTCTCCGTAAGTTGCAAGCCATAATGCTGTAGGTCCACTACTCCATCCTAGTGGTTCTTTAAAGTAATTAAACTTGTGAAATTTATCGTATAGTTTGTTTGGATTAGTCCAAACCTCGTGTGTAAGTTGATACCCTGAGTTATTAATTTCTTTAACCATCTTGCTATCTACTGCTACTAGATAGTCAGGTTCAAACGACCTGTAAACAGCGTTACAAGCGTATATCTTACCAAGGTCTTTAAGTTGATTTAGGTCTATTGACTTTCTGCTAGTACCATTACCTAGCACAAATGCTGTCGACATTACTAAACACCTGCTTCTGCATTAGCGGCGATTCCGTACATTTGGCGTACGAAATGCAATTCCTTTTCTTGCTCCTCTTTATGCATATCAGATGCTCGTCTCATTTTATTAATTTGACGTAGCGTTAGTCGTGTTTTACGTGTGTCGTCTTTGGTCACAATAGAATCGTCATATGCTGGATCATATGCATCATTCTCTGCAGGTTGCAAAGTTTCTTTGTCGAAATAAAAGATCTCACGTAGTATCATACTATTATTTATTCCTTATTGTGCTGGAGGAGGAGTTCCGCCGCCTGTTGCTGTATCTGGTGGAGGTGCATTACCTCCGTCAACTGGTGCCGCGCCACCTTCGCCCTCTGGTGCTGTATCTTCTAGGCCGCCTTCACCGCCTAGGTCTGCTCCAATACCTGCTCCGCTAATTCCTGCGCCTCTAAGTTCGCCACTTGCGTCTGTTGGTATTGGTTGAATTGTTTCGTCGTTTTCTTCACGCCATAATCTTTCGTTTTCTGCAACTTCTTCTGCACTTAGTCCTAAGAATCTACTTAGTGCAAATCTATTTGCAACATAAGGTATACCCGCCATCTGTGTAAATGTTCCAACTCTAGCATTATCAAGTTCTGACTGTCTGTAACTTGCAAAGTTTTGTGGTGGATTCATTTTAAGATCAAACATTGCTGTATCAATGTTTACACCTTTTTCTAATAGATAGCGTTTAAACTCTTGATTAAACTCTTCTGAAACAAGACCTTGTAGTCTTTCACAGTATGTATTAAAACGTAATTCTTGAATATAAGCAGTACCTACTCTACCATCTTGGAACTGTGATGCTCCGTCATCTGGTCCTGTTGGTAAGTATGAACTTGGAATACGTAAACCTCTAACAAGTTTATTAGTAAAGTATTTTAGATCATCAATTTCGCCTAGGTTAGTACCGCCTGGTAGTGTTTCAACTTTTGATCCTCTACCTTCTGCTGTTTGTGGAAAGAAGTAATCTTCATTAATTGATAAAGGATTGTATGCACTATCAATAACATTTTGTCCACCACCTGTTTGAGATGGAATACGTCTTTGGTGTATGTCTGTTTTAACACGCTCAACAAATTGCATTGCCAAGTGTGATGGCATATTACCTACGTCTACATAAAACACTCTACGTTCAGGTGCTCTTTGTACCCTGTAAATAATGATAGCGTCTTCTAATAATTCTTTTTGTTTGTAAACTTTAAAAATACTTTCAAGTAATGAATTACCAAATGGGAAGTTATTGTCTAATCCTTCTGACAATGACAAGTGTACAACGTGTTCAGCATCAATAGCAACTTCCTTCATGTCTTTTTGGAATCTGCCACCTGCTTGTGTTTGACTCGGTGCGCCTACCATTCCACGAGCACCGCCTGTCATATATCCGTCTCCGCCACCTGTAACATTTCCGTTTGTTTGATGTGGAGTAGTAGCAATACCATTAACAAAGTTTAAGTTAATGTTTCTAACAATGTACTGCTCGGGCTCTTTGCCTTGGCTTTCGTTTACAATAATTTTAGTTACGTTTGCTGGGTCAACATAAAACCATTTTTTAGTTTCTGGGTCTCTAATAAAAAATGCATCGCCGTATTTGAAAACATTACGTAAAATACGAAACATTTTTGTTTCAAAATTTTGTAGTTTTGACCACTGTTTTAAATATAATTTAAGCGTCTGTACTTCTGTACTAGTTGCAGTATTATTAAACTGTAAACTAAAGTTAGTTTCGTTTGTTTTATTTGTTTGTGTACAAAATTCTGCTAAAATATCAAGTGCGGCATTAACTTCACTATCCATATCCATAGTGTTGTATTGTCCGTAACGCTCTACACGATTTGGAGAACCTACGTAAACGTCTGGAAGATATGATGAATAGTTTGCCTGTGCAGGTCCAAGACCTTGGCTATTATTCATTCCCCCTAAAGGACTAAAATTTCCATTTTGTGCTTTATCACCTTCAACTGGTGTAAAGTATCTTTTCCAACTCATTTGTTCTCCTACATACCAAAGCCATTCTCACGAATGCCTTTAGTTTGTTTTTTAAGTTCTTCTAACATCATAGCGTTTAAACTATTTAAGCGATCTAATTTCGCTTCTGCGCCGTTCTGGCCTTCAGTTGACACATTAATCATTTTTTCAATACTTGCTTTAGTATCTGCATCCATTTTAGAATAAGCCGCTTGGTAATTTCCAATTTCTTTTGTTAATTCTTTTAAACTGTCAGCAACTTCATCTAAATCGGCTTTGTCCATTGCTTCCATAAACTTAGCAATACCTTGTAATCCATTACCAATTTTTTCTAATCCAGCGGCATCAATATCAGCAAAACTCTTTAATCCTTCTGCTAGGTCATCAAAGTTGCCGTCATTTCCAAATAGACTTCCTAAGAACTTACCAAAACTATCCATTACACCGTCACCGGTGAATGCACTAATACCTTTGTGTAAACTTGCAAGTGCTGGACCAATCAATTGCATTTGTTGTGGATTTAAATCTTCAAACGATTTTAATCCTGCGGATAGTTTTTCAAATGCGCCTTCACCGATGAAACTAGCAACAATACCGCCTTTGGCTAACTGCATCATGTTATCAGTTAAAGGTCCTAATGCTTTACCAACATCGCCTAACTTTTTAGAATCCATGTTTTCAAACTTGATAACACCGTCTGCGAGTTTTCCAACACCTGTAGTAATTGCTTCGATTAACGCGGCAATACCAAATCCTGCAACACCTATTCCTGTAAACGCGGCCGCAACTAATAATAGTCCTGGACTTGCTAATGAACCTGCGGCACCTACTGCAATAACTGCCGCCGAAACTACTCCAAGTCCGATTGCCATTTCTTTAAATCCAATGTCTGGTATTAGAGATCCTAGTAAGCCTCCGCTGTCTCCTTCTTTGTCTGCTTCTGCTAGTAACTTTTCTTTTTCAGCAATTAATTTTTTACCTTCATCAGTACCGGCGCCACCAGCCGCCGCAATTTTTTTATCATATTCTGTGTTGACTGCGGCTTTTTTATCTACGGCTTTTTCACCAAACACCATTGCTTTTAAAGGTTTGATAAGATATTTGTCAATTAGTTCACTAAACTTCATAGTTTTAAAGTCTGCAATAAATCCTTCTAAGAAATTACTAACACCGTCAAACATCTCTTTCATTTTCTTGGTGCCTTCGGGACTTGAAAGCCAAATAGTAAGTTTATTAAACTCTTTCATAACGCCTTCAAATACGCCTGAATCTAATATCTTACCAACAATGATGTTACGTAGTTTAGTAATTGCACTTTCGAAGTTTAGTATACCTTTTCTACCGTTTTCTTGTGCTTTTGCTTGTGCGTCAACAGCGTCTGCAACATTACCGGAAACAAATCCTAAACTCATTAATTCTGAGTTAGCATCGTAAGCGGTTGAGCCTAATGCACTTAATGTTGCAATCATTCCGCCTTCTGCTTTTGCTCTTGCCGCGGCTTTTTGTTGTGCTTCTTTTAATGCTTCAACAAATTGATCTTGTGTTACAGTACCGTTTTTAAGACCTCTAGCCATTTCAAGAATTTCTGGATTTGTTCTGCCTAAGGACTTGGCAAAGTCACTGATAGGTACGCCGCCTGTTGCAACTAATTCTGTAATTGCTTCTTTCATTTGCGGTGAAGCGTTACCTACAACTGCTAACACACCTTGAACTTGTTTCTTAGTGCCTTCTTCCATTGAAGCAAATAAGTTTTTAAGTCTTTTGTCTGTCGATTGTTGTTTTAATTCTTCTGCCGCTTGTTTTCTACTCATACCAGTAATTTTAGATAACTGGTCAAGTTGCATAATATATTCGTTTGTTCCCTTGGCAAGTTGACGATCACTCATCTGCGTAACTCTACCTTGGATCTTTTGCATTTCAATGTAATCAGCAGTAAACTCTGTTACGTCTTGCATTGTCATACCAAGTGCTGAAAATGTTCCTTGGTTCTTTTGAATTTCTCTTGTGATATTTGTAAATCTTGTTGCACCTGCACTTGCACCGCCAAATGCTGTAGCCAACATTGATGAATTTTCTGCTAGTGTGCCTGCAAGTGTTTCCATGCTTATACCTGCTTCTGCCGCTTTACGTCTTATTTCAAATAGGTCGCCACCAAAATCAATACCTGCATTTGATAATTCTCTAAAAGTATCAACTTGTCCTTCAATAATGTTAACAAAGGTCTGTGCCGCTCCGCCTAATAATCCTCCAACAAGTGGAATCTTACTTGCAAGTCCCGTAACGTGTTTACTAAAGTCTGATAGTCTATCGCCACCTGCTAATACTTCAATAGCCAAATCACCTGTGGCTTTTACTGCATTTCCAAGTCCACTAACAAGTCCAAAAGTGTACTTGTCAACGGCTTTTGTCATATCTTTGAGTTTATCTGTGGCTTTTTTGACTGCTCCGGTATTCTCTTGACGTGTTTTTGTGCCTTCTTTTATAGCATCTGTTGATTTTTGCTGGCCTAAAATACCTGCTTGTTGTGCTTTATTGAACTGTTCTTGTATTTTTCCACCAGTTCCTCCGCCTTTTCCGCCAGATTCTAGTGCTTTTAATACACGTAATAAGGTGGCTTCTGATGCGGCATTACTAGTAACACCATCCATTCCTCCACCACGATAATTGACTTCAACCATTTATTATATACCCAGTTAACTCAGATTCATAAATATGTTATATGAACATATATTATTTATCCGGAGAAAAACCATGCCAGAAATAAAAGCCGCAGGGCCTAATCCGCTACAGAAATACTTTAGACAACCAAAGATCTATGTAACTTTACCAAGTAAAGGTGCATGGTATCCAGAGGGTACTATTGATATGACTGAAAGCGGTGAGTTACCTGTATATGCAATGACGGCTAAAGATGAACTGATGTTTAAAACACCAGACGCTTTATTAAATGGTCAATCCACGGTCGACGTTGTACAAAGTTGTATTCCAGCAATTAGAGATGCATGGCATTGTCCTGCAATCGATATGGATGCAATTTTAGTTGCTATTAGAATTGCAACGTACGGCGAAAAACTCGAAGTTAAAGGAACTGTTCCAGGTACAACTATTGAACGTGCTTTCGACTTAGATCTAAGACGTGTGTTAGACAAATTTGGAAGCGTAATTTTTGAAACGTCAATTAACGTAGGTGATATGCTTATTACTATACGTCCTCAAACTTATAGAGAGTTTACAAATACTGCTATCAAAACTTTTGAAGAGCAAAGAATTGCTTCTGTTGTCAATGATGAAGAAATGTCAGATGAAGAGAAGTTGCAGAGATTTAATAACTCGTTTACAAAACTAACAGCACTTACAGTTGATCTAGTTGTTAATTCAATTGTGTCAATTGAAGTTGATGGTGATGTTGTAACCGATAGAAATCATCTTGCACAATTTATTGCTAACGCTGATAAAGAATTCTTTACTGCTATTACTGATCGTATTGAGAACGAAAAGAAAAAATTCGAACTCGAGCCAATCAAAGTACAAGCATCTGAAGAAGAACTTGAAGCAGGTGCACCTAAAGAATATACTATTCCAGTTACATTCGACCAAGCAAGTTTTTTCGCCTAAGGATCTCCACAATGTCTCTTGAAGAGATCCTAGGAGAAGTGGACAAAATGGAAAAAGAGACGAAGC